CTACATCGTTGGCCAGGAGTATGGGGCCGGCCAGAGCGACATGAAGTCGATTGTGGGAGCGGTCATAGGGCCACTCGTGGGACCCCCAAACGTGTACGCCAATTCGGCGAACAACATCGTGTCTGCCAAGGTGAAACGGCTTGATGAGAAAGCCATTCCCTACACTGGGACCAAGGAAGACGCGAGACGGTTGGGGGAGCTCGTTAGGGCGTCCATGAAGGGTGGCAAGGCGTTGGCCGTCTTCTCCCGGGCCAGGGTGCAACGCTGGGCCGAGGAGAAGTTCCACATGAGCGAGCTGAAATCTGGCAAATGGTCCGATAAGCGCCTGGAAGATTCTATGCGCAACCTGGCTACGAAAGCGTTCCCTGAGATCAGACTCCAGACGAGCGTCAAAGCCGAGCCCATGCCTGAGAACAAGGCGCCCCGAATGCTCATAGCGGACGGGGATGACGGGCAGCTCATGGCGCTGGTGGTGGTGAAGTGTTTTGAGGACTTGCTATTTGAGTGGTTTGAAAGCCGCTCAATTAAGCATGTCCCGAAGCAGGAGGGGGTTGCCCGCTGTATCAATCAGCTGAAGAAGCGTGGAGCCAAGCTTATCGAGGGCGATGGCACCGCGTGGGACACGACCTGCAACGCTAAAATTCGTGAGCAGGTCGAGAACCCTGTCCTTCGCCACGTTATGGAGGTTCTTGTGCAGTATGGAGTCGTGCCTGAACAATGGCACCAGGAGCATCTTGCCTTGAATGAGAAATCTAAGTTCAAAACGTTCTTCTCATCTAAGTGGAAGGGTGATGGCAAGGGCCAGCATATGGTCCTGAAATTCGATGCCATCCGGAGATCCGGCCATAGGGGCACATCATGTCTCAATTGGTGGATCAACTTCTGCTTGTGGGTGGCAGGCATCTTTGAGAAGCCGGAGGAGTTTCTCCACCCCCTGAAGCGGAACGGCAAGGACTTAGAGGGGAACGTGCGGTGGTGGAACGGATGTTTCGAGGGAGACGATTCCCTGTGTGCCATCAGCCCTCCCCTCGTTCCAGGCACGAGCATGGAGAAAATGTTCCTGGAGTGGTGGGACCGCCAGGGGTTCAATATGAAGCTCGTACACGTGGAGAACTCCGCCACTTTCGTTGGCGTGACCATTGCGTGCGAGGATGGTGAGCCCACCGACGACTTTGCACCTGATTTGAGACGCGCGTTCCGTAACATGGGCGTCTCTGCCTCCACCACCATGGGGAGGGCG